TTAACTTTCAAACCTTGCTCGAATTGTAGTTTTACAAGGGCCTCCATGTAAAGGGGGAATAACCATCCCATCAGGAAGATCCGCAGTGTCAACAGATACATCCCCAGAATCATCAAAATAATTTACTAGTTCATTTGCTCCTATCCAGCCAAACTTTTCCTTTATATCTTCTGGATCCGAAATAGATATAAACTCATCCCTCCAGGCAAGAGCGCGCTCTACAGGAAATACCATGCCATTCATTTGCTGGCAGATCTCGCTTTGTGGATCCGGGTTGAATAACTCGTACTCGATAATTTTTGCTTTTTCAAGTCCGTTAATCTGGCCCAGCGCGCGGGTTCTATTTGTTGTGATGTGAGATAAATTCTTAAAATATGAAATTCCTTTATCGGTTAATTTATTAAAATCTTTAGCAAAATTATTAGCGACATCATCAATTGTTAAATTTGAATTAAAATAACCAGTAAGTACTTCCGTTAATTTATCTCTGGTATTTGCGTCATAGTGGTTCTCAACCCAAAAATTATTGAAATTTTGAAGATGCTTAACAGCGTCTTTATCAGCCACATCAAATGAAAACTTAAAATCAACCGAGCTTAATATTTCTTTTTTACCCACCTTAAATATCTTTTCAGTTAACTCATTAATTTCAGCTTCGACTACTGCCGGCAAATCTTTCCCAAGCTTGGTTTTTATCAGGTCATTAATTTCTGTAATATCATTATTGTTGAAATTTTCACTATCCAAATTTACAAGATAATGAATTACATCTTTAATGGATTTAGATCTTAAATCATCATAAGTATTTACCAATACACCCTGGAGTTGCTTTAAAAGTTTTTTATATGCTTTGTCATCCTTAAGGATAACAACCGTTTCAAACCGCTTATAAAGTCGATCCAATTGTTTTTCATATTTCTGAATTTGATAACTATTAGCTGGCATTACAAAGTTTGCTCTAATTCGTAAACTATTTTTCTTGCTTTAGCTAAAACTATATCGAGATCAGTTTCAGACTTATCCCTGGGAGTAAAATCAATTCCCTGCCTTGCTTCATTGTCATCAATCAAGCCTTTTCCAAAGGCATTCCCGTATGCTTCGACCAGTTCTTTAAAGGTCTCAATTGAAAGCTCTTTAAATTCCAGCTTAAATTTTTTTATTCCCATTGCTACAAATACCGGCTGAAGTTTCTTTGCTAAGTCGGCCTGCTCCGGTCTAATCATTGTTTCCAGAAATATATTAAACTGGGCAGTTGCTTCTCCCCCACCACCCATTGAACCGCTAGTTACAATTCCAACTAATCTACCAAGTATTCCATGAGCGACAATTGTATTGTCCCTGGCTTTTTCATGTAGCTTCTGAAAGCTTGCATCGCGCACCTCACTATCAAGCTTTTCAATTCTGATCTTTACATCAGGATCATCAGAATTTAAGTACAATACTTTGCCGGCGTTTTGTATGCCTTTATAATTTGCCCGAAGGAATTCTGTTACTTTGGATAGCCCACCGGAATCAATTTCACCACCTTCACAAATTATCATAAACTGAATCATCAGGTTATTTTGAAATCTTTTAATATTATACTCGGTGCCGAAGCGATCTAAAATCATATCTGCAGTAGCAGGATAATTTTCAGGAAAACCGTAATAATCGCTAAAAGGATTATAATTTCGGATATTCAAAACCTCCGGCATCCCTTCTCCATATTTAGCTCCGAAGGGTTTAAACCATTTTTCTTTAGATCCTTTTTTCTGAATATAGTATTTTTTGCCGGAATTTATTTTCACGTAAGCGTTAAAGGCTCGCATGTGGTAAATCTCTGTAACTTCACCACCATGTGACCTTACAATTTCAAAAAACCCATCACCAAAATTCTTTTTATCGTTTAATCCCGCAACGAGAATCTCCTGAAATGTAGTTGCTTCTCTTAAATCATCGCCCTGGTTGGGAGTATCTAAAAAATCTCTAAATTTTTTATATTCAGAATCATCAAAATAATCCTTAAGAGTCGGATCAACCGGCACGATATTGTGACCAATTCCAGCAACACAAGTGGATATTAATTTTAAAGACCTATAGTTATAGGGATTCTGCTCATAGAAGCGTTTTTGTGCATCTCTGTTCGCATATGGCTTCATTGTGAAGGCGCTCAAATTGGACGCATCGTCTATCTGCGAAGAGCTTTTACTTATAGAACCCGTTTTAGATCTTACTGGCTTATAGGATTCATCCTGCCTGAAATCATTAATATCAATTGTTACAAGTTTTGCCGATACCTTTCCTGTTTTCTTAACGGGAACAGTAAGAGAAGCAATCTTCTTTCTTAGTTCATTAACTTCATTTTTTAAAGCTGCTTCTGAATGTAATTTTTTCATGTGTTATCCTAAAACTGAAACTCCGACAGTTTTTTTAATTTTTAATATTTTGCATTCAATTGTTTCAATTGCTCCGTCAAGCCCGTCAGGACCGTCATCAAAATCGCCATCAGGAAAATCAATTAATTGATCTATAAGCTCCTGTTGATCGGAATCTTTTCGCTTAAATTTAATTTTTCCACGCTGAACTAATGAAGATCTTCTGCCAATCCTATCTTCCTTCGCCATCGTGTGGTTAATAAGCTTGAGGTTAATAGTTTGCTTTTCCTGTTTTTCAACAAGCTCGTAATCCTCCTTCAATGTTGACTGAAAGCCATTAGATTCAACTCCATCGGCAAGCGATTCATACTCTTTTGATAACTTAAAATGCTGTTTTGTAGCATTCCATTTGCTTGTTTTTTTTATCCAGGCATGCTTCACATAATAATCCATCTCTATAGGATCAACAGCAAGCACTATAATGGCTTTAAAGCAATGCTCCTGCCCCTTTCCGGCCGAAGGATCAATATATGTACCTATCAGCAAGGGCAAGCCCTCTATATCGCTTTCTGTATAATATTGGATCCATTCTTCTTTGAATACTGCCTCTTCATCCTCTGCCTTTAATAATCTTTCGGTTCTAAAAGTAACGGGATCATCTTCCTGCTCCTGGAGCAGCTGCTTAGTTGGCATGCGAGATTCCCAAACGGATTTCAATTTTCCACGTATTTTCCGAACAGCCGGTATAAGTTTGCGCACCCAGTGCTTAGTTTCCTCCGATATAAGCAGGTAATGAATTATAGATTTTTTAGAATCATAATTTCCAATATATATAAACTGCCATTTCTTAAAGCTCACTGATTTCATCAAATCCCCAAGCATCCATTTTATACGCCGCTTAATTATGCTTCGTTTCTTTGATGAGTTTCTATTCTCCATATCTTCAACAATAATCCTATCTGGCCTTTGGCTTCTATGCTTCTTTCCTTTTACGCCCATCTTCGGGCCCAAAGCTAAAAATCGTTTACCGGATTTTGTTACAAAATCCTTCATCTCCCAGTATTTGGTTCTTTGATCTCCGAAATCATTCAATATTCTTTGATTCTCTTCGAGCTCTGCCCTTATTGGGTGTAAGAATTCTGATATTGCTGTTTCCTGGGTATCACAAACAAACTCTGTGAATCTATTTAGCTTAAAAAGGGTTTTATGCATTTCATCGAAGAAGCTAATTATTGTTGATTTTGCAATTTCACGTGCTCCAGCAAAAACCACAGGAACGTTATATGTATTGGCAACCGCAAACATCTCATCGTGAACCGGCGCGAAATCATCTTCACAATAATGCGGGAAATAAGTTGATGAAAAATATTTCTTATCGGTCCGGGCACGTTCAATTCGCGCGGCCTTTGCTGCTTCGGAGTCATCAGCAAAGGCCGTTACAGAGCTCTGGATCCATATCCTAAGATCTTCAAACTCTTTATTGAACTGTAATTCAGACTTCATTTAATAATTTGTAATTAAATATTCAATTCTTTTTCTGGAATTACCTTTGCCGGATAGCAATACCGGCACTTCGATTTCCTTGAAATTGAATTTAGAAAATAGCTTTTTAACAAATTCATTCTTTATATGGCTTAAGCAAAATTTACCCTGGAGATTTGAAAGGGATTCTTCCATGTGATACCACTCTGTATCCGTTAATTCAGAATAGTTTTTATCTGCGCCTTTTGTATCTCTGTAAGGAGGATCTAGGTATAAAAATGAATCGATTGAGTCATAACACGATATGCATTTTATAAAATGTAATGATTCAATGGTTACGTTTTTAAACCTTTCGGATACTTCGAATAAATACTCCCTGGCTTTAGTAATGCTTTTCACTGTTTTACTTTTTTGCATGGCGAAATGTTCACCTTTACCGCCGAATGAATCTCTCATCATGGCCCAAAACCTAAAAGCCCTTTCCACTTCATGGTTAATAGGGCTTTCTTTTTTGAGATCCTCCCACAGCTTCCTACTATGAACCCAGCTATATGCAAGCTCCGCTAATTCAGCGGCACGCCACTTTACAACTCTAAAGAAGTTTGCAATTTCTTCGTTTAGATCGTTAAAAATTTCAACCAAAGATGGTTCTTTAGCAATTAAAATTGAAGCGGAACCGCCGAATACATCGATATATCTTGAATAATTTTCGGGGAAATGTGAGGTAACTTTATTCCGAATTACCCACTTTCCTCCAGGATACGGGAAAAGTTGTCTTATCAAATGCATTGCCTTTCTAATATTAAGTTTAGTTTTATTCAATTATTTTTTATAAGTTTTAATTGTATTCTCATTACCCGAATCATCTTCTGTATGCTCCCAGACCAACAATGCGAAAACTTCGCCGATCTCGTTTTTCTGCACCCAGTACCGGCAGCCACAATCGCATTCCGTTTCCAGCGCAGGATGAAGCAATACTTCTTCACCACAAATACATTTAAAATAATTATCAACTGACATTTTTTGGGGAGTATTTTATAATTAGATGCCTTTGAAATTTCTGTAAAATTACATCAAGCTTATCAAAGAACTCCTGGTCAATAGGAACTTCAAACTTGGCATCACGCAAGAAGGTGCCGAATTCTTTAAAGAACCAAATTGCCATATCTAAAATATCGCTTTCTTTAAATAATGTTTTATATGCTTTAGCGATTTTAGAAATTGCATCCGCATTTGAGGCGAGCCCATCTGCTGTACCTTCATTTTTTACCTTCGTAAGCAAACTAACGAAGGCCTGCATTAATACCTGGGGCGCATTTGCAATATTCTTTTCAGCAGAATCTCTTTCAGCTTTCCAGCCTTCTTTCGTAATCCAACTGTAAATTGTAGATACTGGCACATCTTTAAATACCAAAGCAAGCTCTGGAGCTAAAGAGCCCTGCATGTACATGCTTTTAATGGCGGGCTTTAATACGTTGTAATCTTTTGGAGTACTCATTTTGTTTTTGTTAATACTTGAATTATTGCGGATTCGGATCTAAAAAATTCACGACTCAGAATTTCCAGGCATTGGTCATATTTTTTCCCACTGGCTTTGAGTGTGTTGTATTTTTCACGGATCTTTAAATTTCTGACCTTCGTAGGATTAACGATACCGAGCTTTGTAGCCTCAGCTATAATTAATTCCCGTGTAATTTTGGACTTTTTTCTCACTTCGTAACCCCCGTAAATATAGTTTGAATGCGCGTTAATATGTTACTTACTTTTTATTAAGGTATTTTGTTGTGTGGTATATTTCATTCTCTTAAGTCCGATAATAAGAATTGATGCCTGATCGTGGTTCAGTTCATCAACTGAATCAATGCTATCTATTTTCAACGTATGCGCAGCGAACCCTAATAGCCTTGACCTTTTCCATTTATAGCTGCTGCATATACCGAGAATTGCATTAATCTGGTTATCTGTGATGGTTCCTCTTTCCTTCTTAGCTTCCGGACTCTTTATTTTTTTGAGGCAATCAATAATTATACTTGCTTGCCTTTGGGTGCAGGCATCACCTTTAAGGGATGTAACCCCAGCCCATTCAGCCATAAGCTCATGCAGGCGATCATTATCAAAGCCAAGATCTTTTGCCATTCCGTATATCATTGCTCTCTGGCCATGATTGATATTAATTTTTACTTCTTCCATCAATGTTTAATTATTCCTCCTTTTCGTTTTTTAGCTGCCGCATCCCTGCCCGTGAAAGCACGATATTTTGACAACGATGTATCCCAAGCATAAACTCTACGTGATCCCATTCATGCAACCGCTCAAGCTTTACAAATTTATTATGTATTGCTCCCAGCAATTCAATGATCTCTTTTTCTTCTTTTCTAAGATATTCAGCTTTTTGACTCATGTTATCTTGCCTTGCACTGTTTTCTCGTCATTTTGTTTAAACCTTTCTTTTTATGATTTCCGGTGCATCAGCTGAGAAAACCAGCTGGAATATTAACTGTTCCTTCGTTAGCTCTTTGCCGTTATATGCGGGATAATTCTCATCATTCAATTTTCGCAATTCACTAATTGAGAGTTTGCTTAGCTTTATAATTTTTGGGATTTCCTGCAGTATAGTATCGCTCGGGAGGTGGATAGAATTACTTTTAGAATTTTTCATTTTGAGTTAAATTTTATTGGTTTCAAATTTCCGGGCAGGTAAAGCGGATGTTCAGGATTGCCGGATTTTGTAATTCTTATGCAATGACCACGCGGGAATAAATCTATAATGTCTTTTGCTCTTTGCTTCGCTTGTTTAAAGCAGCCCCAGCAGAATATTATTAAGTCACAATCTATTGCGACTTCAATCAATGCATGATTGTTGTTATGTAGATCTTCACCAGAAGTTACAAGCTGCTTGGGATCGGTCGATACATAAGCGAATAAATTTGTCATATACATTCCTCCATAACCCCAAGATTTTGCAAAGTTGATGCATCTTGTGATGGTGGGGTCGGATTCGGTTTCATTTGCGGTTGATGGATTCAAACCGATAAACATTACCTTCGGCAGGGCATCATCCCATATACGCCAGAGCTTAAATCTGCATTTTCTATCTTCGCTGAAATCAGCACCGGAGTTTGATTTAAATAATTCCATTAGTTTAAATTTTATTTAAACAACATTTTTTATATTTTTTACCTGACTTACAGGGGCATGATTCATTTCTACCTGTTTTCGGCTCGACCTTAATTGGAGGCGGACCCCCATTGCAGCAGCGTTTACAAATAGGGCCGTGCCCGTCATATTTATAAATCTTATCACTGCCACAAGCGTAACAAACATCCCAATTTGTAACTTCCTTCTGGTTGGCAGGAACTATTTCTGATGGATCGTAAGACATTCTATTTTCCGAATAATTCAAGTTCTTTTACAACCGCTTTTACTAGGTTGTTTGGTGTGCTGGTGTTTGGATTTATAATTGTTTCCTCGGTATCAATTGCCAGCCCATCTTCCATTAAGGAGTTTACCCTGGCGCATACAACATGAAGCGGGAGCTTTAATGCTTCTGCGATCTGGTGCCTCGTCAGCTTACCCCTGTGAATCAATAGTGCATACACACGGCGTTTTTGTGGCTGATGTGTATCCATCGATAACCCAAAAGCATTATTGCGTGTGACCTCGCTGTAATAGCCGATTCTTGCCCTACGTTTTTTGGGATTCGAGCTTTTGGTTTGCATGCACTAAAATTTTCATTAATGATTTAGCTTCAAGCTTCCAGGTGATGCCTGCGAATGTTATCCCGACAAGTTCATTTTCACCGCACTTGGAGAGATCGTCGTATAGCTTTGATATTGTTTCAGAGAGCTTCATTTATGCCGGGTAATTAATTATCATCAATACCAGAGCAGCTGATAACACGGAGATCATTATGGTTTGGATAATCTTTGGTATCAGCTGCCAAGTTTTATTTTCTACAAGTTGTATCATGCTGCTTGTGTCTTTTTGATCTCTATCCAGTTTGCCTCTACTGTGAATGTCTCGTCCTGGTCAATCCTTAAGCCAACTGCTGCAAGATCTTCATCGGTTAAGCTTTCTCTTGCATATTCTGCAAGGATAGCTTCTTTATCAATCTCTAATTTTGTCCGGGTGAATTTTGATTTAAATAGTTTTTTCAAAAAAGCAAGTGATGATTCCACTTTCCATTTTTTATTTAACTGCATTACTTTCGGTGGATTTGTTCTGAATCCCACATAGCCATGATTAAGTGTTCTGCTGCGGGTTTTATCAAACTCGAATTTGTTTGCCATGCAGAAGGTTTCAATAGCATCTTCAAGTGTTGCGATGTTTCCGCTATATTCAGCGGTACTCTCGGCGTATCTTTCAGTTACAAGCTGGATCTCCTTATTCATTTCTGCTTCCTGAATACCGAGCTCAGCCTGCGCTTTGCCCAAATCCAATAATGCTGTGTCTAATTCTTCAAATGATTTAATCTTTAACATTTTTCTTGTCTCCTTTTAAGAATTTAATTTTTACTTTGTGGATTTCTTCAATCTCAACCCCTGAAATGTGGTTGATTAATTCCTTTGTATTTTCATCGGTATTGGCAAGGGCATAAAGTTCAATATTGCCGGATAGATCCGCAGCCTGCTTCTGCAGCAGGGTTATTTCATCTGCAAAGGGCTCACGTGCAAGTTCCATTGCCCGGGCCTCTTTATCCTTGAGGTCTTTAAGTTTTGCCTTGCAGAACTTTAATTCCGACAGCGATTCTTCAAATATTTTGAAGCTTGTTATTGTGCCTGGCTGCCTGAGAAGAGGCTTATAAACTGGCTCTGGGTTTTGAAATAAATGGTTTGCATTACTCATGATTTGAATCCTTTCTATTTTAGATACGTTAAATTTTTACAAACGGAAAATTGATATAGAAACGAAAAATTATATTTAGAAATCACTCCAAAAGCGATATACCGTACTCTACCATTTTCTTTTGCATTTTTGCCCGATAAGCCAGATAAGCCCGATAAGCCCGATCAGCCCGATAAGCCAGATAAGCCAGATAAGCCCGATAAGCCCGATCAGCCCGATAAGCCCGATAAGCCCGATCAGCCCGATAAGCCAGATAAGCCAGATAAGCCCGATAAGCCCGATCAGCCCGATAAGCCCGATCAGCCAGATAAGCCCGATAAGCCAGATAAGCCAGATAAGCCCGATAAGCCAGATAAGCCAGATAAGCCAGATCAGCCCGATAAGCCAGATAAGCCAGATAAGCCAGATCAGCCCGATAAGCCAGATCAGCCCGATAAGCCCGATCAGCCCGATAACTACTTCTCAACTCGTTAAAAATTTTATAATTTTTTTCCGAAGGATTAATGACGAGGGCTTTCATGGATTCAAGTAGAGGCTTGGACTGTTCATCGTGCGGATACTTTTCGGTAACATACTCTATCCATAAATCATAAGCATAGCAGATATACTTTTTCAACTGTTCCTTTGTGAATATTTTCGTAAATAACCAGTTCATCCACTCGTACTTTTTTGCATCGAATAACTTTTGTGCGAACTCTTTTGCTTCCAATCCTATCAAACCTCTTGAGGTAACCCATGTTAAACCGGGTTTGCAGGCATCCTTTTCTCTTAAAAGCTCTGTAGTGATTTTCATTATGTAATTCCCTTCTATTGGTTTATGATTTGGTTTTCGGTTATTATGCCGGTGCAGCCTTCAACCCTGCATTTGTACTCTGTTTCGGTTACTGCGTCAAACTCTTTGTGGCAGCATGTCATTTTTGATGTATATAAAAGCCTGCCCGATGTAAACTTGCCTGTGAAGATGTTCGAGAAACTACGCACAAGCCTTAAGCTTTCAAGCCTTTTCCTGATCTCATTAAGAGAGCGTGAGTTATCGATATTATTTACAAAGCTTAGTTCTGCCTGCATTATAGCCAGTTGAATAAATTGTTTTGAATTTCTACAGCTTCCGGATCTTTCGCCAGGTGTTTATTGAACCATTCGGATTCTGCCGGGTAAGCGGCTTCATATTCCTGCATAGCGTTATCATCTGCGCGCAATAATGCATTGTTCATGCCATCGAATATTGAATAACCATAGCCAGCGAATTGTATGAGCCACTGCGCATAACGCCTTTTAGCCTGATCTTTAATGCTGCGAAAATATTCTTCATTGTATTTTTTAGGCTGCATTAGACTCCTTCGCTCTGCGGGCAGAATGTTTTTTGTTTGCGGAATTGAATTTTTTAAGTTCAGCGATACCATCAACCAGGGCGACGTTCTTCTGAACGAATGCGCTTGTATTTTGATTTTTCCGTACTGCCCTGCCTTTGGATGTGAACCGCTTTATGCAGAAATCAGAAGGGATATAAAAAAACCGATGCTTCTTCGCTATAAGGGATAGTATTTCTGATTTACCCGGGTTAAAGTTTGCAGGTAAATTTTTAATATCCTTCTTAAGTTGTGTCTCGGTAATGCACCTGTCCTCTGGGATTCCGTTCATAGTTCGCCTTTATTAATTTTTCCGATTAGCTCTGCGTTGGCCCGTAACTGTTTTTTATCATGGTGATCAGCCAGCCAGGGAAGGACTGCGGAATTTATATCTGTTTGCAGGCCATAGCCTATAGGAAATGAAGACCTGAGCTCATGGTCATAATTTGCGCCATACTTGTGATCGTAAGTGCTCACAAAAAACTCATCTGAAAGCAACACGTTAATTACAGCAAATAGTTTATGTTTAATTCTTCTTGCCCTTTTCATAATGTTATAATATTTTTATTTACAAGAATTTTAATCAATTCAGCTTTAGCCTGTGATTCGTTTATTGCCGATGCTTTGAATGCCTTATCTTCAATTTTTACTGCAGCTTCATAGAGGTTCTTTAATGTTTTTGTAACGGTAGCCCCCACCGGCAGGAAAATATTCAATGCATCACCGGCTATTGCGGCAGTGTAGCTTTTTTCCCAGCCTTTGAATTTCGCAATACGGTCTGCAGGATAAACCTGTTTGTCATTGTTAAACCAGTAAGCCGGTGCAAGATCCTGGCGGAAGCCTATTTTTTTCAGCATAAAGCAGGATGCGAAATCAAGATAGACGCTGTGAAGTTTGTTGTTAATATGCAATTTCTGTAACCCCCTTTGTTTATAAATTAAAGCTTTAATCTTTTCATGGCTTCTTCGCACATCTCATTATTAGGCTGGTCGCCTGAACGGTTCGAGAGCTTCAATACTTTATCAGCCAAATTCAAAATAGATCCAAGGCCTCCCAGCTTGCCGTATTTTGCAAATACCTGCTCTATCATTTTTTCGGTGATCTTGTGTTTTCCGAAATGCTGTTTAAATACCATCTTTACATCATCAGCATGAAGCGGCTGGAGTATTTCAGTGTATTTTACGCGGCGCATTAAGCGAATCAGGTTTTCTCTAAGATCGCTGGGCCTCTTTATTTTATTCATAAGGTTTTCATCACCCACAAATGCAATCCCCAGGTTACCTTTACCATCGTGCCAGATGTCGCGAAGTATTTCAAACATTTTTCTGTTAAGCCTGTCCGATTCATCGAATATTAAAAGCCTTTTTTCCTGCAGCATATTATTGCTGATCTGCTCAAACATCTGTGGGATCGAAAGCCCCATACTTGGGAGTCCGAGCTTTATACAAAGCGTAGTAAGTAAGTACCGTACCGAAATGATCTCTGGCACATACAGGTAAATGGCAAATGGATTCTCAATTGCGAATCGCTCTGATGCCAGGGTTTTCCCTGCTCCGGATACCGCGCCTATAACCGATATAGTTTGCTCATCGAAAGTTAATTGCAGGAGGGTTTCCATCTTCTCAAGCAATTTTGTAGGGTATATATTCTGCTCAAGCTTTTCTATAAAGCGGGTAACTATCTGCAGCTTAATGGGATCAATCGGTTTATTTTTCTGCAGTGCGTCAAGCTCATCCTGAGAAATACCGATCTTGGATACAAGCTGTTCGTCTGAAAAATCATACTTGGCTTGAAGGTCGTTTAATTGTTTTAGAATTTCTTTCATAGTTGGTTATATTTTAATAAAGATCTACATCCTTATATTTATTTACCGGATTCTTTTCAGCGTTAAGTTCATTTTCATCATTGATTATCTTTTCCATTTCGCTTTCCATTCCGTTGATCTGGTATATTTTACCGATTCCCAGGGTTTTATTAATATGCTTTTCTTCCCTGCGCTGGTCAGCGATCTTGGCTTTATATATCTCATCATTGTAATGGATCTTTTCCCATTTACTGGCAAGGCACACATATTTCAAACCGGAAAGTATTTCGGGCGTAAGGTTCTTCCTGCCATCAACTCCCTGGAGCGCATCAGAGTGAAACACATAAAGCTCGCTTGTGCTTGTATTGGTATAGCGCAGCAGAACCTGCTGCCCGATAAGAGTCTTAAGTTTTGAATCCCAGAACTCCTCGCCCCTGAATTCAATGCCTTTTTTATACTGCACGATGCGGATCTCGGAATTCATGGCAAACATGGCGATTGCTGCGGGCTCGGTATAAACAATTTGTAATCCTTTTTCAATATGATACTCATACCGGCCATTTGGAGTATTTAATCTTTCGCCGTATTTATTTATAAGCTCATCATTACAGAGACGATCATATACTTTTTTACCAAGCTCATCGGTTTTTAAGCCACCATGAACCCGCTCATGGTAATGGTCGAGTGCTTTGTTAAGCTGTGTAATAAATTCATCTATAAACAAAAATCTTTTTTTGGATGAGCGCAGCCTGCCTTCGGGGTTTGCATTAAGCGAAACATAAAACTCCATTCCATCCTTGAGCATCTTCTCATGTTTCTTGATCTCTTTATTTGCAGTTGTATATTTGCGAAGCATATCACGGGTTTCCTGCGGCATCTCATCACGATTGTTTCCGGTGTAGCCGGGCAATGATTTCAACAGGTGATCCAGAATATTGTGAAAGCTTTCTATCATCTTGCTTCGCGCCAGCTTGCGGATTGACTTACGCTTTTTACATTTCAGTACATCCAATAACTGCTGCACCCTGTGCGATGTATAATCTCTGCCACGATCAAAGTTGACCTCTTTTGGTACTCCCCAAATCCGCGTTATTGAACAGATTGCATTTGCAATAGCATCACTGTTTGGGGTTCTGCAAAGTTCAAAATGATACCTTCTTGTTGATGCGTCCATTCCGCCGCTAAGCCAGGGCCTGAAAATGTACCGTCCGCATTCGGAAATAACAACGGTATCACACTGCTTTGCATCCATACTTATTAGATCATTTGGCAACAGGCGTGAATAGTCAAGTTTCATAGCTCGTTGGCGTTTTAATCTGTAATTTTCAAGGCCATGTCTATTTTTAAATAAAAGATCGCCATTGTTTTTCTTTATTGACGTGAAGTATTTTTTTGCTGTAGCATAACTGCCCATTAAAAGTTCTTCACCTTCTGTTGTTATGTATGCTCCATTTTCATAGATAGTCGGGAATATCGCATGAACATTTGAGTCTGATAGGGTTAATACATATTTCCCCTGTCCATTGTTTTTTATGTCATAAGGAATCGTTCCTTTGTGCAGGAACTTTAGAGAATTTTCCATTAACGCATCATGAGTTTTTTTGTAAGAGGTAATTATACATTGACATTTTCCAAAGAACCCCTGCATTGTCATAAGAACTGAATTTGAAAATGACTTTGATTCATTTTTATCTTTCCGTTCTTTGCGCATCAGCGCGTTGATGCCATCAGATTTATATGCAGTGATCTTATTAAGAAGTGAAACATACGTATATTTCAGGCCCTGCTCTGTGGCAAGCTTTTCAATAGCCTTGCCTTTTAGATTCTTCTCAATACACTCCATTATAAAAGCCTGCAGTGTTAATACTTCTGCGCTTACGCCAGTTACCGGAGCAAGTTTATCGGTTGTGGTTTCTTGTTTATCAAAATTATCCTGCATGTATTTTAGATTATTGTTCATAGAATCGTAAGTGTTTACTTATGAATGCTCTCCCTGTGTGTTAATTCACCAATGATGTAATCCTTTGCGATCTCTTCTGATGGGAATGGACGGCGCACTGCTTCATCAAGCGTTGATGGTTTGCTGAATGTTACTTCATACCAGAGTACATCGCCATTGTTCGCATCAGAGACTTTGAATAATTCATAAGGCATGATAATCTGGATAGATTCATGCTTTAAAACAGGTGTATATTTTTTTGAATTATCTATCATGATTTTTGTGTTACTGTAACAGGTACTATCTGATAATTGACCCCACGCTGTGGCATGCCGTTTGATTCAGTATCGAACCCGACAATTTCTTTTGCTGATTTTTCTGCGAGTCCTTCGGTATCGTAAAAGCAGGTACCAAGATCTTTGCCATCAGCATCATAATCTGAACCAATGAACCAGTCATTACTGTGAGCATACTTTAAAAGTATTATAAATTTTTCCATGTTAGGCTGCGAGTTTAAACTTAAATTCAATATAATTTTTTATGTAATTGATAAGCCATTGCTTGATCGCAGATCTGGTTGATTCTGCCAGGCGGTCACCTGTCTTGATCCTTGAAAGGTATGTGCAGGTGATCCCATTATCTTCTGCAATACGCTTATCCTGCAGACCGGAGAGATCTATGAGGTGCTGGAGCTCGTGATCGTAGAAAGTGTTAACTTTGTTGTGCATTTTTTAATTTCTTTAGGTAACTATATACCCTGTTGGGACATAGAATTATTCAAATGTCCTTGCTTCTAAATCATAGCCCTTTTCAAGTAACTGTATTAACATTAATCCTAATGCTTCTGCAAATTCTGGATGCTGAACAGTTAATCTGCACTCATTATAAAATCCATAAGCAATATCATAGCTATCGGGATATTTTGTCATTCTAAGCCATAAATCCAAATTATCATATCGTATCATTTCAGGCAGTATTATTGCTAATTCACCCGCCGTAAAAGCAGAACTATGTTTATCATAATCGTAATACCTATCAATATCGGCACTACGATATGAAAGAATTTGTAAATCCCTTGAGTAATAAAACAAGCTCTTTTGTTTAACCCCAAAGGTTTTGATGTTTTTTGCTAAATCTAATGATATTACTAAGTCTTTATTCATTTTGTCCCAACTGATATATAGTTACCAAATTTAAACTGGTTGAGTACAGCTTTCAAAGGTATCTTCCGGAGATAATATTACAGTTAAGAATTGTGGATTACCTTTTGATAAAAAAACATTTCCTGCAGGAAATCCTTCAGGTGGTTCTTGCCCAACCGGCTGTAGGGAAAAGCGATAGTCAGATATGATTTCGCCGCATAACTCACATCTTTGTATTAAAGAAGTGTCCATGTCTTTAACCACATGCATAACATAATGTTGTTTAGGTTGAGATACCCTTTCTTCAAAAGAATCAGGATTTATAAAATTCATTTTTTATCTATCAACTTTCCAAGTTTATAATTAGCCTTCATTAACCTATTCACTTCTGTTTTCATGTCCTTTAAATTAGTCTCTTCAGGGTGAGCGTCCCAATTTTCAAGAATGATTTGCATCATATCTTCAATATCAGTTATCTCTGTGTGGATTTCAGTTAACGATACTGCAGGGTTTGCATCGCTTACCGGAATACCATAAACTGAAACTACTGTAACAAAAGTTACTGCCAGCATAAAGGCGATATACTTAAAATTAATTTTTTCTCTTTTCATTTTTTATTGGGTTTAATTGTTCGATAAAATTTTGAACATCATTCAAACAGCTTTTATTGAAAATCACGCTTTGCTTAAATTGGGTGAAACAATATTCCTTCCAGGGCTTATGCCAAAATATTATAGCAAGCACATCATTTGTTTTATTGTTCCGGCATTCATAAGCAGGTTTATTATTAACTATTTTATTCTCACCGGCTGCCTCTGCGAAATGGATGTACTTATATTTTGAATTCATTTTATTTGATGGATTTTAATTTGTGCCCGGTTCACCTTGTAACTTCGCAAATTTCCGCAAGCGGATTTCTCATGCTGAAAATTATCTTTGCGCCTTCTTCACTATCAGCCCAAACGGTTTCTTCAGAGCTCCCCTCTGTATCGGGGTAGATATAAAATACTGTGAATGGAAACATAGACTTTTAGTTTTGAGTTATTGAAATGTTGGTGATCCGGATAAATGCATTTGGTGAATTATTAATGTAGATCTTTATGTAAAGGTTTACCGCATCAAATGAATCGTTGATCTCAACAACATGATGCCCAGGTATTTCATTGGTGTATTTCTGAAAAGCAAAGTGCACCTGGTTATCTTTCATGTAAGTAAGCTGAACATATTTGTGTGAGTAACGCTGTGCAAAATTTATTTCAGCGTCAAATTCTATACGGATGTTCTGACCCGCTGAAATTATATCATGATTATTTTGTTTGTTGACCGTTCCGATTTCCGAAGTGTAAATCGAAAGCGAATCTCCGGTGGATGTTTTAGTTTCGTTTAGATAGCCGGAAGATGTGCCGGTTAAACTTTCGCCGCAGGATGCAAGCGAAGCAAGCATACAAATACAAAAGAAAAATATTAAAATAAATGTGAGTACTACCGGGTAATTTGTTCTGCGATTGTTCATGATTTAAATCCTTTCTATTGATTGTTTATAAATAAATTTTACCGATATGACCGATGGAATCAATTGTGAAATTTCCAACGTGGTCAATTTCTTTTATAACTTTTTTTGCATTGTCGTTTACTTGGTCAACAAAATCTCCAGGCACATAAATATCTTTTGTGCTTTCGTCTAATCCTTTAAGCGTGACCTTCCAGAAATTTTTAGCTTCCATAATTATTGATTATTTATAAATGATTCTAAAATTTTTTTTGTTTCAATCAGATTCATTGTTTCATCATCATTAAAGCTTTTATGCTTTATCGCGATGCCAAGAAGCTTGACGTAAAGTGGTGCATCGGCGTATATAATATTGTTAAGGTCTTTTTTTTCTGTAAGGATAAATGCTATCTTTAATAATACTTTTTTTTTGGTTGACTCTGCGCCGTTGTATTTGTTATTAATTACCGAGTTGACAACTGTATGATCAACCTTTAAATCTTTTGCTATTTGTCTGCCGCTAAGATCTTTTGCTTTAAGCAATGATTTAATTTCCATCGGTGTGAGGTTTTGTAAGTCTGAAAGCTCCATCTGAGTACCCCCGTACTATTGTGTTAATTTTAACTTGAACAAAAATATGCACAAATTAGGGAATTGTCAATAGTAAAATCCACAAATTAGGGAACTTATTTGTCTAAGTATATATGACTTACAGAGTTATTAATATTTGTAACGGAATAGGGGCTTAACGGGGCTTTGGGGAGTTCTTGCATTACCATGCAGGTGCGGCTGGTTTCGTCAAATTTCACCGCCTTTACACCGCTTTAGAGTTGATTTTAAAAACGTATTGGTTTATGTTTGTAGTACACAAATTAGGGAACTGGAACTTTCAACCAAAATACGAAAACTAAGGGGTGATCTCACACTTAAAGAATTTGCTGTGTTGTTAAATACAACTCATCAAAATATTCAGAGGTATGAGCATGGCACTAAGCCAATGCCGGAGTTTTTTGCTATCGTCAGGAAAAAATTGGGTGTTAATGCAAATTGGTTTTTTGATGATAATGAAGAGATGTTTGAAGCCGAGCAGCCGAAGGAGTTAATTGAAAAATATGGTAAACATTTTAAACGTGTTCCTGAGATCGCATTGGCTGATTGCGGGCTGCCGGCAACTCAATGGGAGCACAACGAAAAGAATTTTATAATTGTTGACGGGCTGAAAAGCTATAAATATATTTTTGCGGTCAAAGCGGCCGGCGACAGCATGAAACCTTACATTGAAAAAAACGACCATGTTGTCTGCGCTGAAATTCCATTCGATAATATTAAAGATTACACAGCCGTACTATTATTGTATAAAAGTTCACCCGGCACAACTGAGGCAAGTGTGAAATTATTCTACAGAGATAAAGCAGATAAGGATATTATTATGATTTACAGTATCAACACAAAATATCCACCCGTTCAGGTGAAGCTTGATCGCGTACAAAAAATTTACAAGGTTGTAAAAATTATCCGGGATGTTGCATGAGGAGGCCTTTTGGTATTAATCCGCTTGGTAATAATAGAGTGATTGGGATTATTGTTATCGCTGTTATAATACTTGCATTATTAAAATTTCTTTGGGATAAATTTTTATAAAACGTTCATGAAAATAATTATTGTTGCATTAATTGCGTGTGGTTTAATCTTAATCTCTTCATGCACAAGAAACAAAAATACCGATATAGTCGAAATGAAAACCGAATCTAAAAAAGACGATATTCCGTTCTATGAAATTGTAAATGACAGATCTTCCGGCGGTGCGTTGTTATATGATGTCTATATAAAGGATGCGGACCATGTTATTAAAGTGAATGATAGATTAATGGAATTAAATAAATCTAAAAGTTTCATAACGATAAATTATTTTGTGGATAGATCTATCGCAAGAGATTATTTTAAAAAACAATTTGACGATAAGATTACTGCATCAGAAAAGAATAAACTGTTTTCGTATTATGTGGCTATGATGAAGAAAACCTCCGGCGGATTGCATGCATTAAGTAAAAATGAAGGGGGAAGTTGGAAAGAAATTAAAAGCTATTAACTTGACAAATTTATTTTTTCTATTATATTTGTAATTATGAATACAATAGTCATAGATAATTCTTTTAACAGCTTTAAAGAATTCATGCATTTCATAAATCGCCACCCTGAGATAGTCAATACAACGAAAAAAGCATACGAAGCAATGGGCGAAGAAAAAGAATACGATGAAATTGTTATGATTCTGTATCGGCTTACAGTAACTCCGGAAACAAAGTGTAACTGGAAAACTATAAGATTTGAGAATGGCAGCGGTGTAAATATTTCAGGAGGTCATTAAATAACGCGTGTAAAACTTTTCCCAAAAGGCGGTCAACTGATCGCCTTTTTTTATTATACCATCCGGTATCACACCACTTGGTATAATTTCTAATATTTCCTTGCATCACAAATCAATCAAATAAACAAATCTTCACACCTTAACAAAAAGTAAGGTGACAAAGGCAAGCCGTTGTTAGTACTTTTGTATTAATTCTTGACAATACAAGTCAAACAATTTTACAAAAACATAAGCATTCATGCCGGCAAAACTTAAAGATATTGACATTTCGCTCATCAGCATTGTGGATAAAGGCGCGAACCTGAAAGAGTTTGTTATCAAAACTTTTGGTGCCAAATCACCCAGCTTCGAGCGCCAGGTATCCATTGCAAAGGTTGATGAAGAAAAAAGGATCATCTACGGCATAGTTTACTCGCCGGATGAAATAGATGCTCATGAAGATTATTCTGATGCTGCCGAGATCGAAAAGGCGGCTCACAACTTCCTCCGTAAATCCAAAACCAACGCCGTTGATACCCAGCATAACCTCACAATTGCAGAAGGCTGTACTATAGTAGAGTCTGCAATCATAAAAGGCAGCCATGAATATTTCCCGAATGAAAAGGACGGCTCCTGGTATGTGGCTATAAAAGTAGATAACGATGAGATCTGGAAAGGTATCAAGGATGGTACTTATACCGGTCTCAGTATGTATGGATTTGCTAAAAAGGAAATTGAAGACGTTGCCAAACAGGAGGATGCCTTGTATAAACGTTTTATCAACAGGCTTGTTAAAAATTTTGGTGCTGATTCCGAGCTCTCCGAACAGGACAGGCTTATAAAAGATTTCAACGCCCGGTATGCCAGGCTTGACCATATGACTATTATAGATGCTTTAAGTTCTGCTAACTATGACGTGATATGGAATGACACGATCTCGCTGGAAGATAAAGCATCTGTTATGATCGAAAATCTTGAACAGGCAAAGGCAAAGCTTGAAAGCATTGAGATCGATGTAGTAAAAAGTATCATAGCTAAAGCCGGTAAAACTATCAGCGCAGCTAATCTTAAAAAGATCCAGAGTGCATATGATGCGCTTGGCGATATTATTGCCCTTGCAGAAACAGCCACAGAGAAAGCAGAAAAATTTATAAAAAATAAAAATTCTACCACCATGGAAAACGTAAGCAAAACCGAGCATGACAAAATTGTAACCGAAAAAGATGAAGAGCTTAAAAAGCTTAAGGAAGAGAACGAAAAGCTTAAGAAATCTTCCAAAGGTTCGGCGCAAATAGCTGATGAGCCTATTGATAAAGGCGAAGATGCCGGAAAGAAAAAAATATTTAAATGGCTTGGCGGTCCCACAAAGCCAAAGCAGTAAGAAAATAAAAACTAAATTTTTTTAAAAATAAAGGAGTAAGTAGAGCATGCCTCTTGAAAACGCAGAATTAGAAGATATTGTAAAAGCCGACATAAGTACCGCAACCGGCGGCCAGATGGAACCCGAAGAGCTCCAGACTTTTATTGACACCGGAGTAGAGCAGGTCAATGTCCTCAATGAGGAGTTTGTCGTTAACGAGGTTACTGCATCGGAAATGAACATTGACATTGCGGATCTGACCGAAGAAAATATGCGTAAAGGTCAGGAAGGCGTGGAGGTTACTGATCCCGTTGGCATGACAATCAAAAGGCGCAAATTAAAACCTGTCGAAGTAACGGTTCACTACCGTATTACCGATAAGTTTTTGAGACGTAATATAATGCGCAGCGGAGCCGAGGAGTTTATAAATAAAAAATTTTCCGGCCAGTATATGGTTGACGCATTTAACCTTGCTCTTAACGGGGATACTTCCCTTAGCGAGGTTGATTACCCGTTCCATTCGATCAACGATGGTATTATCATAAAAGCTCTTGCCGATGATGATGTCAATGATGAGATCGCATTCAATAATGACGATAAGCTTTCGGTTATATTCGCCAGTATGCTGGATGCTATGCCTGAAAAATATTCAGGTGACGAAGATCTTCTCAGGATTTACCTGGCCCCGAGTCTTTATAAAAAGTACCAGAGGGAAATGGCTGGCAGAAATACTACCCTGGGCGATCAGATGATGGTTGCTAAATCAGGTTTGTATTATGAAGGTGTTAAGCTTGTCAAGTTTTCAAAACTGAAAAATGACAAGATCATGCTTTCAAAAGTCGGAAACTTTCATCTCGGCTATGGTTTAACCATGACCGTAGAGTCCGAAAGGAATATTAAGGCAAGGGCAAAAGACTTCGTCATAGCCGGAGAGCTTGATGCTAACTACGCTATAAGCGAAGCATTAATTCTCGCAAAAAAAGCATAAAAAGTATTATCGCGGAGTAGAGAAGTGGTATCTCGTCAGGTTCATGACCTGAAATACAGGTGTTCGATTCACCTCTCCGCTACTAAAAAAATCTAAAATGGCAATTGAAGGTTACATAGCGGATGTTGCAAAGGTAAAAGTTCTGGGTAACATCCCTACCGTAGATGATGAAGCAACAGTAGAAGCGTTCTTTCCACAAGCACGAAAAGAAGTAAAGAAGTTCATGGGCAAAGAGCTCTATGAACTTTTTGCAAGCGGTGATGAGTGGGCTGCTGATGCCGATTATGATGACACTGATACCGAGCTTATGCAAACCGCAGAAGCATATATGGTTCTGGCATATGCGGTTGGCCCTCTCAATGTAAATTCATCCGGCGCAGGGTTTGTAAAATCAACCGGCTTCGGAGATTCAAGGAAAGAGGTATTAAGCCAAAACGATATTAGTGAGCTTAGTTTTGAGTACCGCAAACGGGCAGAGGAGTTACTTGAGGATTATGTTACCGATACCGATACCGATGAAGATTGTAACCCAGATACAGTTCAAGCCGGATCACTTAAAATGTCTGCAATATAAAAAAGTTTAATGGCTGAAATAATAGTTACCGATAGTCGTGAACAGTTTCTCAGCCAGGTAGAAGATCAGATAGAAGTTTTTTTGAGGCGCGTTCTTTTAAAAATGAAAAATACAGCCGAGGATATTCTTTCAACGGCAGGCCAGAACGGCAAGAAGTTCGCAACCAATTCAACGCATGAGCTTAGAAAGAACCTGCGTGAAGATGTTTACCGCGAAGCCGGAAAGATAATTGGGGTTTTGGGAGTTGGCGCGAATGTGCCTTATGCCATTTACGTTCATGAAGATTGTAAGCCGCATTTCCCACCGTTAAGACCCATCCGGTTATGGATAATGCAAAAAGGTTTCTTGAAGTACGGCGGGGATAAGGTTAACAAAGGGTTCCTTCGCAAGAAATTCAATTACAAAAGGGATAGGCTTGCGCATCGTGAAGAGGGGAAGGAAGCTCACAGTTTAGTGAACAGCGTTGCATACGCGATTGCGAAAAAGATTTCGATTCATGGCACAAAAGGGCTGCCTTTTTTAAGAATGGCACTGAATCAAAATGTTGACTGGGTTGCATCACAATTTCAAACAGAGTTTCAAAAGGGATAAATGTTAGGACATGAATTTTTACATACCGCAATTAATGAACAGCTTGGCGCAGGTAACGAGCTTGAAGGATGCGATTACCTCTCAGATACAGATTATATTACAATACCTGCGGATAAAGAATTTGCGATCGTAATTATCGAAGAGCCGTTTGACTTCCAGCAGGTTGCATCAAATGTTAACTCAACAAAAAAAGCCGAAGAGTATATAGTTAATGTTTTAATAAAGGCGCTGCCGGATAACAAATTAACAAACGAGAATCTCAAAGGTTTTAGAGATACGCTCCAGGCAGCATCAGAAAAAGTAGTCAGGATCATTGCAGCAAGAAGTAAAACTTATAACGGTGTGGCAAGTGTAGCTTTTGGGAAAGCAGATCCCGGGCTTATGAGTATCGAATCAAGATCGTTTTATGTAATGCCAATACCCGTTAAAATAACAGCCATGTATAAACCAAATTAATTTCATATAAGGAGAATAAAAAATGAAATCCATCTTAAGAGTATTACTGATTTTCGCAATATATTTCACAGTGTTTCCTTCGCTGGATAAGCAGTCAGAAGTAAAGGCGCAGTCATCTGTCAACATTTCACAGAGCTCGCCCACTTCTAATTCCACAAGCGTTGCGGAGTTTTCGGTTTTGTATTCATCCGACTCGTTGCTTGAAGGGAAAACGAACTCTATAAGCGTTCTTCCATATGCGGATTATCTTGCAAGCTTTAGCTTTTACGCAACAGGCAGCGCGGTAAAAAACTTTAGGGTTAACGCATACCTGAGCAACTATCTGACTACCGATACAACCTACTGGACTTTAATGCAGGGCTGGGATACTACAGGCTTATACACGGGCAAACCCATAAACGATACAGTGTTGGTTAAGTGGAACGGGCTGCCTATGAGATATTTATATTTTAAAGTAAAAGGGCTCGCCGGTAACGGGGAAGATGTGGTATTCTACGGCAGGGTTTCTATGATACGAAAACAGTAGTATCCACTTGATTCCTGTTTCACCAAACATTTTTATTAGAAAAATAAACGGAGATTAACCAATATGGCCGGAGAATTCACAGAACAGAACATAAACATTGGCGAAGGCGATTGCGAACTGCAGGGGCCGGATGATAATGATTATGTGAACGTAGGAGCTTGCCGTGATGCAGAGCTTGACGCGAAGCTTAAAAAGCTTTTCGTAAAAGACGGCAGGTATTTAATGCCTATCAAAAGTTTTACCATCGATAAAGAATTCAAGTTTAATATTCTGCTTGTGGAAACTCAGGCAAGGAATCTTGCTATTGCCCTGGGCGTAGATCCGGCAGATATAATCGATGACGCTGAAAAAGAGACTATCAAGATCTTTGGTAATGTCATTGAAGATATTCCAAACTTCAAGCTTAAATACACCGTGCCTAATGTGTATAACAAGGAGAAGAAGATCAGGTTTATTTTTACCAGGGTTGAGATTTCCGGAGACTTCAAGCTTGCATTCCAGAACGATAAGGAGTGGGTTTACAAGCTTGAGTGTATGGCTCTTCCTGATCCCGATGCCGCAGGCTTGGCAATGGAAATCCAGATGGATAAACTCGCTTAACAAAAGATCTTTTTAATTTTTTAAACTCAAAAATTTATATGAATAAAAATTTAAATATAAGACTGCAGTATTTAGTTGCTGCGGTCTTATTGCTTTTTATAAGTGCCGGCTCATTCTCGCAGTTGAGGCTTTACCAGAAGAAAGAAACCGCAAAGTACATACAGACATCAAGGGATACTTTGATCTCGCCGTATATACAGGGTACAATTATGCGGGGAATTATAACCAATGACAGTGAAACCGGATACCTGGAAGTTTGGCTCTCCAAAAAAGATTCTACGATGCTGGATAGCACAAGTTATGCCAGGGTTGGTCCGGGCTCCAAACTAAGGTTTGAGTTCCAGGGTAAGAGGATCTTTCGCAATGCGGTCAGTGATTCCGTTTTCAGCCAGGTTCTGTATGGCGATAATGTTGATATTGGACCCGGCGGGAAAAGAGCATCCGGTGCGACATTTAATGCTTATGGTTATGCCCATAAAGATAGCGCGAATTCATTTACCGAGCCGCAAACTTTTGATAGTGTTTCCATTACCGATGAGATGGTTGCCGATACCGTAAGAACAAATACCATATTGCCAAGAGTTACGGGAACAATGAATATTTTAAATACTTCAACAGAAAATACAGTTATCGGCAGATTAGATCAAACAAGTTATATGAGCGTGTATGGAACAAGTTCAGCTAACGCAATTTTTTTCGCAGTTCAAAATACTGAACAGATGTATATACAAACCACAGGAACATTATTTGGAGGTATTTCAGTTACAGGAAAGCCTTATATACATTCTACTCCAACGCTATCGACAGTGCATTTTAGTTTTGCCAATGATCCAAATACGGGAATCTACCGGCCAGGTGCGGATAGCTTGCAGCTTGTTACAAACGGAGTTGCAAGGGCTACAGTTTCAACGACGAGTTTTGATTTTAATCTCCCGATGAGGCCGCCTCCAATGACTGAGACTGCAAGAGATCTATTAACTCCGGCGTTTGGCTGGATCATCGCAAACACAACCACAAGCAAATTGAATTTTTATAACGGCTCTGCATGGGAAGTTATAACAAGCGCGCCGTAAATTAATTTTTAATTCATCATGAAATCAACTGGAAAGACAACACCGGAAAGGCTGGCGATCATCGAAACGATTTTTGAAAATCTTGCTAAAGAAGTAAGTGAAATTAAGGATTCCATCCGCCACCTTAACGATAAGATCGAACTTAAAAATAAGGTTGATGACATGCATGGAATATTATTAAGCGGTAACCAGCCAAAAACACCACTGCAAAAATTAGGGAATACCGCAAGGGATATAAAGGACATAGTTATCGCATCTCTTACGATTATTGCTTTGCTTGCTTTACTATTGAAATTGGATTTTTCAGCATTTATAAAATAAGAAAGGATCTATCTGTATGGCAAATTTACGCAGCAAACTTTACATGCTTTTAATGTTGGTGTTTTTATTCTCATCTTCAATGGTAGCGGGGCAGGATGTTGGACTGGAAAACTCTGTGGATTCACCTGTAATTACTCAGGGCATCGAAGCCGCCGAAAACGGTGTTGATTACTGGACATCCGAAAAGGAAAACTCCTTTGTGTACAACACCCCCGAAACAAAACAGATCTGCCTTGAGATGGACGCAAGGTGTAACAAACAGGTATTGCAGTGGACTACGGAAGCCGCTGACCAGGTAAGAATAGGTCAGAGTTATGTAATTCATTCCTCGTCATATTGGGCAGCCAAGAGATACCTTGGATGGGCTTATAAAGCGAGAGAAGGACTCACTCTCCTGTATGAACGAACGCAGCTTCCGGCAATAAAGCTGATACTTGCCGGGCTGGATAAGGCTATAAAATATGCCGAAGATCTCGTAACCCTTTTCGAGTAACCAAAAAAATTAATCACGAAAGGAAACTTTTTTATATGAAAAACTTCAAAACTACACTCGCCGCATTTATCGGGTTTGCGATAATCCTGGTAAATAAATATTCAGGGTTAGACCTGCCCGAAGAGATAGTAACAGGGCTTGCTATCACAGGCGTTGCTCTCTTTACAAAAGATTATGATACAACCGGCACCGGGATCAATGCAGAAAAACCCAAAGGAGACTAAACAATGAAATTAATCCAGCGCGGCTCCCAGGGCACTGAGGTAAAAAAATGGCAGCGGTTTTTAAATGATAACGACCATGATTGCGGTAAGATCGATGGTAAATTTGGCGGCAGAACGCAGGCTGAAACTATTGAATGGCAGCGCGAAAGTGGACTTGTTGCTGATGGTATTGTTGGAAAGCTTTCTGTTCAAAAAGCCGAAACGCAGGGTTTTGAAAAGCAGCAGTCATATACCCGTGAGGTCAATGAACTTATTATTCATATCACCGCATCAAATGATAACGCCACTGTTGAGGATATTCGCGCAGGCCACATCGCGCGCGGATTTTCCGATATTGGCTACCATTACCTGATCGATGGAGAAGGTGACTGCCATCCCGGCAGGGACGAAGATGTAATTGGCGCACATTGTGCCGGTTATAATGTTGGCACTATCGCGCTTGCATATATTGCCCGGGGTGATGACCACAAACCGAATGCACCTTTTGGTGAATTTATGACCGAAAAACAGAAGGCCGGTTTGATCGCCAAAGCCAGGGAAATAATCAAAAGAAGGAATCTTACAAAACATGACGTTAGCGGTCACAATAATTACAATCTTGGCAAAGCCTGCCCATGTTTCCAGGTTAAGAAATCAAAGGAATTATTAGACCAGCTTGAAGCATGAAAGATTTATTTGCCGTAGCGGGCTATGTTGTAGTTTTCCTGCTTGCTGCCTGGGGCATGCTTGATTTGTTACTAAAATTTTTTTAAATACAGGCTGGAATTTTTCCGGCCTGTATAAATTATAAAACAGAACAAAAACATGAATGAATTTACAGTTAAAATCGGTGATAAAGAATTTACAGCAAAAGAACCTACCTTTGATGAGATAGATACCATCAAAGAAAAAACAGGGCTTGACCTGCTTAAAGGTAATACCCAGCAGCAGGAGCAAATAGTTATGGATGATTCAAACGCTCTTTGCCTGCTTATGGCTTATGTGTTAAAGCCGGTTGATAACGCGCCAATGACAAACGAGGAAAAGATCGCTTACTTCCGTTCAAATGGCACACTCTCTTTATTTACCGAGGTGATCCTAAGTTTTTTCGGGTTCTTCAAACAGCGAATGAACGAATCCAAGGGCAGATTCCAGGTGAACTCAAACCAACCCGCAAAAACAAAAGCAAAGTAAAGCCGTTAAATGGCTTTGAGATCTCGCTTAAAGTATCCGGCGGTAATCCAACAGAATTAAGATCCGCATATTCCGAATTACCGTTTAGCTTTACCGCTCTTTTGTATATAAAAAAAATAAGTTTTGAAGGTGACGAAAGATCCTTTTTTATCAATCACACTACAAAACTGGTATTGCTTCACCTGGATAAGATCGGGCAAATGATGTTTGGTAAGGAATACAAACACAGCCTCCTTGAGCAGTTTGAAAGCGCCCAGAAGGTTAAAGGCTCTGCCGGGCAGGAAACAAAAAAGAGATCCGGGGCAAAGAAGAAAGAACCAAGTACCGATCTTGAAGCGAAGAAACAAAAGCAGGATAAGATGTTAAAAGCTTTCAGTGGTTTAGGAATTCCAATTAAAGAGGTATAAAAATTAATGGCTGCAAATTTTGGTGAAGCTCAGTTAAAGTTATCGGTCGATATACCATCGTTCCGTGCGGAGCTTGGCCAGGCCTTTGATGCTGTTAATGAATGGAAAAACGCCCTTGTAAATAACCTCCAGTTCAATGTTGATACAAACCCTTTAAAGGAAATTCCTGGCATTGCAAATGAGGGTGGCGAAGCTGTTAAGAACCTGGGCAATGAATCTAAATCAGCCATTGATAAGATGGCTGATTTTACCGTTATAAAAGGGATCATTGATGGCGTTACGAATTCCTTTACCCAGATAAAAGATTATGTTATGGGTTTTATAAAGGATTTCGGCGCGGCTGAACAGTCCTCGGTGAAGCTCCAGAACAACTTGAAAAATTTAGGGCAGCAGGATTACTTCTCCACTCTGGTTAAACAGGCGGAAGACCTTTCAAAAATAACTCCCTTCGATGATGACGACATCATTAACGCCCAGGCTATGCTTGGCACCTTTCAGCTTTCCGGCGAACAAATACAGGCTTTAACTCCCCGTATGCTTGATCTGAGTGCTGCCTATCAACAGGCAGGGCAAAGTGGAATGGGACTGCAGCAGATCGCTGTAATGATCGGTAAAGGCGCAGGCACTGAGATGGTTGCCGGGCTTACCCGTGTGGGTGTTGTAATGACTGAAACTGAAAAGGATTTTTTGAAAACGGCTACCGGCATGGAAAAAATCAATGCTCTTTCAAAAATTCTGGATAATAATTTTAAAGGGCTCGGCCAATCAATGGCCGGCACTACTTTAGGCCAGATGCAGATGTTTGAAAATCAAATGGAAAACATCCGCGAAGAAATAGGCGCGCAGCTTGTGCCGGTATTTAATTTCTTTAAAGGCGCAGCCGAAGGCGTTATGAATATTTTTAAGGAGCTCCCATCCACAATGCAGCTTGCTATTGTAGCCATTGTTGGTGTTGGTGGCGCGCTTGCTGCGCTCATCCCGATCCTGGCGGCCCTGGGTGTTGCATCCGGCGGTACGCTTATTCTTGTTGGTGCAATTGTAACTGCACTTGCCGGTCTTGGTGGTGCATTTATTGCAAACATTGATTCCATAAAAGCTTGGATAGTTGAGGTTGTTGGTGGTGAGCAAAATATTCAAAAGATAAAAGAAACCGCAGATGAACTTTGGAATATGCTTGAGAGCTTTGCAAGCTTTATCCAGGCTGAATTGGTTAATGCATATAAGGATCTAGTCTCAAGCGGTGATGGTATCAAAGTAAATATTTTACAAATTATGGAAAGTTTTAAAACTCTTGTTAAAGAAGGTATAACTTTGGCAAGGGAGCATATTCATTCTTTAACAGAATCTACTAAACTCATCATAAAGGCATTTCAGGACTTCAAAAAAGAAAATTCAGATTTAGTTGCCGCTTTGGAATGGGTTGGCAAAGTTGGTTTTGCCGGGTTAGTAGTCTATATAAAAGGTACGATAACCGCTTTTGATGCTATTATAAATGTTGTGTCACGTGTTATAAAAGCGTTAACCGGCTTATGGGAAGTAATGAAGTCTCTTAATACAATTAATCTTGCAGATTTGGTATTCAACCCTTCAACATGGGAGGCGAAGGTTGATGCTTTTAAAAATGCTTTATCAATGGTGGGTGATGCGTTCAAGAGTCAAGATGTTGTAGGGGAACTTAGCCAGAGTAAAGATAGTTTTGTCACAGCCCCTACAAGAAAAGATCTTGGTATGCCTGAGATTGGATTGAGAGAACAGGTATTATCAGACAATAAAAAGAGCCCCACTGGAAAAGATAAAGGCTCCGGCAAAGGTGATGATGCGGATAAGGAAGCTGAAAAAATCGAAAAGGAAATGCTTGATGATAAGCTTGACGCTCTGGAAAATGAGCTTAAGCTTGCAGGTGATGTTGCTGAAAAGCGCGCTGCTATAATTCAATCCTATCAAACTGAATTATCAACCCTGCTTACTGCTTTACAGTTCGATGAAAACAGGGAAAAAGTTCATAATAAATTGGTTGATCTACAGTCAGATATGAATAAAATAACTGATGAGACTTCTAAGAAACAGAAGGAATCCAATGAAAAAAACAATGAAATGATTTCCGATGTTACAAAATTTATTACTGATAGACAGAATAAAATATTAACCGGCATCGATAAAGAAACTGCTGATATTGAAAAAGCTTATACTGCAATGTATGAAAAAATTGCAAAGTCTAAATTAACAACAGACCAACAATCGGAACAAAAAGCTTTACTGGATACTCAAAAGCAGGTAGATCTCGCAGCGTTAAGCACCAAGTTTGCAACCCAGGGTGAAATGGATCTTGCAAAGCTTCGTATGGATAACGAGAAAAATGACTACAACCTGAAAATAAAAAATATCAACGAGAAATTCAAGAAAGAGAAAGATGATATTAAAGCGAAGTTTGGCGAAACAAAAGTAACAGAAGATCTTTTAAAACAGCTTGAAATAGCGCGAGTTAAGGAAGTCCAGAAAGTACAGGCTGAAAATCAGGCTTTAATGATTGGGCTGATTCAATCAGGATGGGGCACTGTTATGACTGCAGTCCAGGCAGGCTTTCAGCAAATATGGGTAAGTGTTTTCGGTCAGGCTAACAGCCTGTTTGAGCAGTTTGTTCAAACCGTAATAAGTAAGCTTCTTGAAATTGCAGCAAGTAAACTATTCACCACCATTATCGAAGCTGTAAGCGGAGGCGGGGGCGGTGTTCTTGGTTTCTTGGGGGGTATTTTCAAAGCTAAAGGCGGCAGGGTTAAAGCGGGCCAGCCGTATATCGTTGGTGAAGAAGGGCCGGAATCATTTATCCCCGATATTAACGGATACATCCTGAATAACCAGGATGCTATGGATGTAATTAGCGGTGGGATTGCAGGACTTGAAACGGAAATGAAACCGATCAGTATCCCAAAGCTCAATATTCCGGATGCTGGATTTGCGGGTACTGTTTCTTCAAATATTTTTAATTTGGGTGGTGTCAACCCAACCGTTAATAATAAAAGTCTCAGCGGACTTTCACAGCAGGAATGGAATAATCTGATCGACAAGGATGTTCTTCCGCAGATTTCACAAGCTTTAAAAAGAATTGGTAAAAATGTTGTTGATGATACAATCAAACCAAGATAATTCAAAAATAAGGAGTAAAAAAAATGTTGAATAAAGTTAAATTAGTTTTGATCTTAAGTTTATTTGTAATCTGTATTACAAATCTGCAAGCGCAGGTTGATCCTCCCGCCGGTTACACGGTTTATTATGGCCTTAAGATGTACAATGAGGGTGACTATCCCAGCGCGGATAGCGTGAATGATAATTTGATTAACATCGATCAAGCTATAAAAGACAGGGCTATCGGGCTGGATTCATTTAGAACTGCATTTACAGGTTTACATGAAATGCCCTCGGGTAATTTAAAAAGTACTGTTTACGCACGGGGTCAGGGTTTTCTATTTGATACAGAGTTTAATTTTGGATTATTTCAGGGGATACCGTTCAACCTTATGACGCAAGGGGCTAAAAGGATAATCATAAACCAGTATGGCGTTGTAACAATTGGGACTGTTGATTCAGTTGGCTCACGCCCTTTATACTCAGGTGATCTTTTCGTAAAGGATGAGATAAATTTACAAGGAGAGTATTCCAGTTCTTTCAAATTCCGTCAGGATAGTGACCAAAACTGGAATTTTTATCCATTAGCATCAAGTGAGATCATATTCGGCAACACTGACGCAACAACCTGGTTTACAGTAAATGCCGGTGGGTATAAAACACAGGGAACCCCGGGCTTTCTTGCAAGTGCCCTTGGCTCTGTAACCGCAAGTGGTTTATGGCTAGCCGAAGGCGAAGGCGGGACAGTAGACCGCCAACTAAGCACTGTAACATTAACAATAAATGGGGTAACAAGAAATTTTTTAGTAACTCAAACACCGTAAGTTTTGGAAACTATATATATTATAATTGGATTTGCAGGGTTGATCTTTCAGGCCGGTATCCAATGGGGCATCAATTTACAGTGGAGGAAATCAACCAACGACAGGCTTGATAAGATTGAGCAAAAAATGGATTTTTACGATAAAGATGCTGTTGAATTTTATAAAAATATAAATAACAACAAGAGGAGGTAGTTAAACAGCAACATGAAAAAACTATTTATTTTACTATTTTTTACCATTCCCGCACTGCTGGGATTTTCCGCTTATGGCCAGGATCTGGATTCTGATTCCGTGGTTATCGATATTCAGAAAACCCGTAAGGCTTTGGAAGAACAGCTTCAAAAAATAGAAACTGACCGCATTAAAATTATCGGGATACTGGAATATCTCCAGTACCTCGAAGCTATAAAAAACAACGAAACTGAGACCAGGTAA